AACACCAATCGACAAGCTCGGCCGCCGCGAACCGGCTCGTTGTGCCGTGGGCAGGGGATTACGTCATGGCCGCGAACGGCGGCGCGGCGCTCCTGGTCTACGACGCGACCGATAGCCGGTGGCGTGTGGTCTGACCGTCGTTACATCCCTACAGTAGCGCACAAGCCATGCCAATGTCGCCGCGTTTGTTGAGGCCGCGAGCCGGAATTACCGGCGATTCCGACGTTCGGAACTACATTGCCGCCGTCGAACTCGCGGACGGGCAGCAGCTTGAGCAGGCGGTGAAGGACGCAATCCGCGACTTCATCTTGGGGTGCAAGACGGACGGGACTTGGTCTGCCCTGAAAGCGTCCTGCATTCTGATGGGCGCTCGCACGCTTTCCGGCTGCCTGACGCCGCTGGTCGGGTCGGCACCGACTAACAACGGGCCATTCGTCAGCGGGGACTACAACCGAAAGAATGGACTCACTGGCAACGGCTCAACCAAGTTTTTAGACAGCAACCGAAACAACAACGCAGACCCGCAGGACAGCAAACACATCGCTGCTTATGTAACTGCTTTTGGGGCAGGGGCATCCGGCGCTTCGTACATCGGCACGCTTGTCACCGGCACTGGCGGCATTACGCATATTGCAAATTTGTCAAACAATCACACCGTTCGGCTCAACAGTTCGTCTGGATCAGGCTCCAATATTGCTAGGGAGGTTGGTTTTTGTGGCATTAATAGAAGCTCCGCGAGCGAAATTGCTTTCCGCAACAACGCATCTACGGCCACGCTTGCCAATACGTCAACCACGCCAGCAAACGCAAATCTTTCCGCTTTTGTACGTTTTGGGTTTTCTCCAACAGATGCCACCATTTCGTTCTATAGCATCGGTGAGTCGCTAAATATGTCACTGCTGCGGACGCGACTGGACACGCTCTACACCGCCATCGGAGCCGCGATTCCATGACGTTAAGTGACCTCACGCTCCCGATCTCCTACGCCGACGCCCGCCAGTACGCGCTGGTATTCACGCCCGCCCTTGCCGGTCGGCTCGCTCAACTGCACGCGGAGCATGGCTCACAGAAGTGCGCCCCGGTGCCTCGCGTGCTGGTCGATGGGCGGCTCATGCTCTCAGCCGATGTGCTGACTGAGGTGGGGCCGGGCGGGCTTCTGGAGGCCATGTGGGCGGCGGCAGATAAGCAGGTGCTAGGCCAGGCGGTAGAGGTGCTGCCTTGGGCTGATGCGCTGGCGTTGCTGCCGCCCGATCCGGCTGAGTGACCGTACACCCACAGTGTTCAGCCGAGTGATGTAGTGCCGCGCGAGCGTTGCGCTCCGTTGACGACGCGGTACAATGAGGCCAGCAAACCGGCGATGCTGCGGACTGGGGAACCCGGCGAGCAGCACACTTTCGTCGGTCTTTGTTGCCACCCTGCGGTCTGCTGAAAGGTTACGCGCCGCGTTTCTCCGGGCTTCATGCTCTTAGGCAGCGCGGGGTGGCACTACTTCGACTACATGACGCCATGAACACCATCCTGACATCCGCGTACAAGGGCGACATCGTTTCCCGCCTCCGCAACTGGCGAAGGCTGCACCTTGCTCACAGTGGCATTTTGTTTGAGGAAGCCGCAGACGAGATCGCACGCCTGCGGCTCACCGAATCGGAGTGGGAGGCGGTGCGTTTTTGCGTCACAGCCTCGCTGCCAGAGACAGAGAAATTGGGCGGCGTCGCTGGGGAGCTTTGTCGGATGCACTCAGCCAGGTTGCGCGGCCTGCTGGAGCGACTCGGCACTACTGGCAGCGAAGAGAGGCGTTCGCAGTTTGCGAACCCGAAACGTATCAGAAAAGATACAGAAAACGGGTGAATCCCAATACAATCAGTTGTAAAAGATGGCATCTTTTGCTTACCGATCACAGCCTCGCCCGCGCCACGCAGCAGCGCCCTACTGCTGCACTAGATGTGGTCAGGCAGGCAGCCCCAGGCGTAACGCAGCCCGACAACGGCTTGGCGACGAGGGGACGGGGCAGTGGCAAACGCGACCGATAATCTGGCAGATCGGCTGGGATTGCTGCCGATGCACAAGATAAAGGCAGATAATCAGTCACATTCTGGAACATGGAATGAGCGACATCCTGGCCGACGCACGCGAGTTCATAGGAGACCGCAACGAACGACTCCAGACGCACAGCGCCAACTGCTGGCGGTGGCATCCGGCTTGCATGGTGGCGCGGCTGGCACGCGAGTTGGAGCGGCTCCAGGCCGAGAACGCCGACTACCGACGCGAGGTGAGGGAGCAGCGTCTGGAGATCGCGGGCCTGCGGGAGGGGCGCAAATGCCAATAGTGACGCTTCGTTACACGCTGCCAGAGGAACAGGCCGATTTCGATGCCGCCCGCCAGGGGGCAGAGGCTCGGTCGCTCATCTGGGATATCGACCAGCGGTGCCGGTCGGTGATCAAATACGGCGCGCCGTCAGAGGAAACAGCCCGACTCGCGGAGGAGATACGCGAGATGATCGGGGCGTCGAAAATGACGTTGGACTGATCCTGTTATGGACGATGAACTATCCGGCCATACCGGATAGTTGATGCACTACAGCGAAAAGGTAGGGACGTGCCGAGCGTGACACGAACCTCGACTCGTTCGTGGCACACGCTACCATCGCTCGCATGCCAGCACGCATCGAGCGATACAGTCCGCCGCGGTTCGTGACGCAGCTGCCAACGAAGGAGCACGGCCACTACCTAACCGCAGACTGGAAGGCCAAGCGACTGAGGATCGGCACGCGTGACGCGTTCGTGTGCAGGGACTGCGGCCGAGTCGCATACGGCAAGGACGGCCACGCCGATCACCGCGTCCCGCTCGAAGAAGGCGGCAGCGATGAAGACGAGAACCTGGACTGGCGCTGCTCGCGCTGCCACGGAAAGAAGACGCGGGCCGAACAAAGGCGGCGCGGAATCATCTGAAAACATGCGTTTCTCCCGAGAAAACACCATGTTTCTGCGATTATTCGAGCGCGCGCTCATTTGCATCGCAGAAAACACGCGTTTTCCCCTGGAAAACAGCACAAACGCGCAGGAGGGGGGTGGGGTCGGCAGCAAATCGGCCCTTCAACGGAAGACCTCACGTGACCTCTGCGCGAGTTCCTGTCGGGTTTCTGAAAAAACGTGAGGTTCCAAAATGGGCAGACGCGGCCCCCTTCCCGACCCAACCTCCAAGCGTAGTGCTACTGGCCGCAATACGCTTGGCCAAAAGGCCCAAAGGACTCCAGTGGAGTCGGTTACTCCGCCGGCCCATGTGGCCTCCCGTCCGCTGGCTCTGGCGTTCTGGGAGATGCACTCGCCTACGCTCGCCGACGAAGGCCGCCTCCGACAGGTGCATGCGGAGGTGTTCGGGCAGCTCTGCCACCTCCACGCCGACATCCGCCAGCTCTCCGAACAGATCGCGGTCGAGGGGTGGATCACCGCGACCGACAAGGGGCAGGCGGTGTCGCCGGTCGCTCGCCTGCTACGTGACTCGCGCCGCGACTTCGTCACACTGAGCGGGAAGTTCGGCCTGACCGCCGCCGATGAGGCGCGGCTGCCGGCAGATGAGGTGAGCGATGGCGAAGAAGACCCGGACGAAGAAGCCCTCCGCAAGTTCACAGGCTGAACAGGCCACCGCCGGACGCGACCGGCCGGAGTGGTGCGAGGGCTACACGTTCGACCTCGAGGCCGCGATGCGGCCGGTCGAGTTCATCGAGCGGTTTTGCTTCGTGCCGTCGGCAACCGGAGGCGCTCCGCAGCGGATGCGGCTGATCGACTGGCAACGCGAGCGCGTCGTGATGCCGATCTTCGGGTGGAAACGGCCGGACGGCCGGCTCCGCTACCGCCGCGTCGGGTGTTTCTGCCCGAAGAAGCAGGGCAAATCCTTCCTCATGGCCGCGATCTCCGAGTACCTCCTCACGGCCCACTACCCCCTGTCCGACGTTTACCTCGCAGCGGTCGATCGGCTCCAGGCTCGCGAGATCTACCGGGTCGTGCGGAAGTTCGTGGAGGCGAGCCCGCAGCTGTCGAAGCTCCTGGAGATCATCGACTCGAAGTCCGTGATCCGGAACAGGGAAAACGGCAACGTCCTCCGCTGCCTGTCGGCCGACGCCTACCGCAACGAAGGACTAAACGGCCACGTGATCGTCGATGAGATCCACGCCCACCGCTCCGACGAGCTGATCTCGGCACTGACCTACGCCACGCGGGCAACTCCGAACGGCCTCGTGATCGCGATCTCGACAGCCGGAGACAACCGCAACAGCGTCGGCTACCAGTGGTGGAAGGATGCCGAGCTCGTGATCCGAGACCGCGGCGGCGACCCGGCCGCGAACCCCAGCTTTTACGGGCTGATCTACGCGGCCAAGCCGGACGATCCGCGTGGCTACGGCGACCCGGATGTGTGGCAGGAGGCGAACCCGTCGATGGGGATCACGTTCCCGGCGGAGGAGTTCGCGGCCGACTACCAGGACGCCACGACGGACCCGCGGAAGATGA